TAGAGCCGGAAAGAGACATAGTGCAGTTTCCATTTACTCTTGGTGGAGCTAAAAGCTCTCCAGAGCCGGTGGATAAAGGGGACTTGTTTGTTGGTCAAATCGGCCTCATCCAGGAACCTGGCTACAAGCTTCGCGCTGTAGCTAACCCAGGTCGTATCTTCCAAAGAGTGCTTGAACCTTTAGGTTCTTTGCTGTTTTCTCTTTTAGTTGATCTTCCTTGGGACTGCACACATCAGCAAAGTAAAGCTGATAATACGTTAATGCAAGCATTAGCTCAGAATAAAGAAGTATTCTCTGTTGACCTATCAGGTGCAACGGATTACTTCCCCTTAGACCTTCAGAAGGTAGCCTTAAAGGCTTTACTTCCTGATGCCACTGACGTGGATCTCTTCATGAGAGTGTCTAATGGACGGTGGAGGTTGCCTCACGGCATTCCGATGTCTGTCCTTTCTGAGTTCGGTCTATCCAGTGATGTTAGCTGGACCCGTGGGCAGCCGCTCGGGTTATACCCTAGCTTCGCTTCCTTCGCTCTTACACATGGACTCCTTCTTCAGGGTCTGTTAGGTAAGGAGTGGGACAATGAATTCTTTGTCCTGGGAGATGATGTTGTCATCTTAGATCGGTCACTGTATTTGAAATACCGTGACGTGCTTGCTCGCCTTGGTTGTCCTGTTTCAGAATCGAAGACTCTGAACTCGACACAGGTGGCTGAGTTCCGATCAGTTGTTTTCACCTCTGATAGGATGATACCTCAGTTTAAGTGGCGGCATATGTCCGATGAGTCGTTTCTTGATCTCATTAGGAACATGCCATACCTCTACCCTCTCTTGCGTCCGAAACAACGAGCCGTTGTTAGGCTAATTGCAGGGCTACCTGAATCAGTTGGTGGTTTGGGTTTGAACCCGAAAGGGCTCTCACTCGATGAGCGGCTTAAGCCGTTCTTACCAATGATCCTTGGCGAATATGTTGCTCGCGATAGGGTAACAGGCTACACAGGCTACATACGTGAGCTGCTTTACAGCAGTTCTCTTTGTATGGAAGCCACAGCACTACCTCAGGCTGAAAGGTCTGATATAGTGCCCGCTCTCGACCAGAGAGCGCGCAGTCTTGTTTACACTACTCTCTCACCGGCTTTATTGCCGATGTATGAGCAGCTTGGACGAAACCTAGATGTGGTCGTCGAGGGAAACCTCGATTTACCTATTCCAGGCGTTCAGGTTGGTCGGGTAACTACTTTAACGCGTTGGGAGTCTACTCTAAAACACCTTGGTTTGCTGGAATCCAACCAGCTTCCTAAGGGGTAGTATGAGAACCCTCCACTTGTAAGAGTCACCCGGTG